ATCTAGAGATGATTGCTAGTGAGAACTTTACGTCTCTTGATGTGATGGAATCTCAGGGTTCAATTCTTACTAATAAGTACGCAGAAGGATTGCCTGGTAAAAGATATTATGGTGGATGTGAATGGGTTGACCAGATTGAGGATCTAGCAAGAGAAAGAGTAAAAAAACTATTCAGTGCCGAGTGGGCAAATGTCCAACCTCATAGTGGAGCACAAGCAAATGCTGCTGTATTCCTTGCTCTTCTGAAACCAGGAGATACTGTTCTATCTCTAGATCTATCTCATGGTGGTCATCTATCTCACGGATCAAAAGTTAATATGTCTGGTAAGTGGTTCAATGTTTGCCACTATGAAGTTGATGAGACTGGTAGACTGGACTACGATAGAATATTAGAACTTGCAAAGGAATGTAAACCACAACTTATCATCTGTGGATTCTCTGCATATACTAGAACGATTGATTTTAGTAAGTTTAGGAATATTGCTGATGAAGTTGGATCATACCTATTAGCGGACATTGCACACATTGCAGGATTGGTTGCATCAGGTGTTCACCCATCACCACTTCCATATGCGGATGTAGTTACCACAACAACCCATAAAACCCTGAGAGGACCGAGAGGTGGGTTGATTATGTCTAACGATGTGGAGATGGGTAAGAGGTTGGACAAGGCAGTATTTCCAGGGACTCAGGGTGGTCCATTGGAACATGTGATTGCTGCAAAAGCAGTTGCATTCGGTGAGGCACTTAAACCAGAGTTTAAAGAGTATTGCTCTCAAGTCGTTTCTAATTCAAAAACACTTGCCAATAGACTAATTGAAAATGGTATCAATATTGTATCTGGCGGAACAGACAATCATATTGTTCTACTTGATTTGAGAAGTCTAGGAATCACAGGTAAGTTTGCTGATCAACTTGTGAGTGAAATTAATATCACTGCGAATAAAAATACAGTTCCTTTTGATCCAGAATCGCCTTTTGTTACCAGTGGATTAAGATTAGGTTCATCTGCTCTCACTACTAGAGGGTTTGATGAAAATGATTTTATTGAGGTTGCTGATATTATTTCTAATCGTTTAAAAAATTATGAGCAAGATGGGAATAAAGAAGAATGTTTGGTAAGAGTATCTAAACTTTGTAAAAGTAATCCTCTCTACTAAATATAATTGAATATCGTCGTCGCAGACGGAGGGGGAACTGGCCAAATCCAGTTGTAACCCCTCTTTTTTATGCTATAATATCTGAAGGAATAATCTAATTATGAGTGTAAAACTGGCATTGCTGAAGTCGGGAGAAGTTCTAATTTCTGATATTAAAGAGTTAATTGATGATGAAAAAGTTATCGGATACTTGTTTGTTAAACCTAAGAAGGTTGATATGAGTACTCCAATGTTTCTTTCTGAAGAAAATAATAACGAATCTTCAGTTGAAGTTTCATTGTCTTCTTGGTTTTTAATTACTGATGATGAAGAATTTGCTATCCCTAAAGATTGGATAGTAACTGTAATGAACCCTGTTGATCGAGTGCTTCAAATGTATAATACGGGAACTAATAATGATTAAATGTTTACTACTAAAAACGGGTATTACATTAATATCTGAGATGCTTGAAGTTGGTGCTGAAGTTGGTGAACCAGATTGTCAACTTATAAATCCATGTCAAATTTTGGAAAATGGGGAGTTTTCTCGTTGGCCAACATGCACAGATCAAAAAACTCTCATGTTGGGATCAGATAATTTTTTAACAATTGCAGATCCCTCTCAAGAAATTTTAAACAAATATAAAGAGGTTACTGGATGACATATAAAGTATTAAGTATTGATCTTGATTACATAATGGGTCCAACAATTGAGACTTATTCAGGAATCATGTTTGATGAACATCCGATGGTGAGATGGTCTCATTTATATAAATTTACCGATTTTACTGAAGGGATGTTTCATTGTAATAAAGACGCTGTTCTTTTTTGTTATGAAAGATTCATGAAGGCAATGAAACGTTGTAGTAATGTTTCATTTGGATATGAGCATGATGAAATTTTATATCAACTGAGAGATAAAAAAGATATTGATATTATTAATATTGATCATCATGATGATATATTTTGTTATGATTTTGGGGATGATATTCCAGGAGATCATATAGAATTAGAATATGAAGCCATGCAAAGTTTTGGGCGTGTGCATGAAGGTAATTGGGGAGCATGGTTGCATGAACAAGGTATTCTGAAAAAGTTCACTTGGATTACTAATAGTAACAGTAAAAATTTAAATAAAAACGAATACAATGAAGAACTGTTAGGTCCTAAGTATGAGACATTTACTCAGGATAAGTTTGATAGATGGAATGACTATGAAGATTTTGATTATATCTTCGTGTGTCTTTCTCCACAATATATGCCACAATCTCATTGGTATTATTTTACAATGTTTATGATGGCTTATGAAACTTTTACTGGTAAAAAAGTAGATGTAGACACTTTTGCCAAGCGGAAGTTCATGCAAGAAAACAAATTTGATTTAGTAACTAATGAGATTCTATACAAACGTCCAAATGGTCGGTAATAACTTTCTCGTTAGGGGTTATGAAAATGGACGCCATTTCACAACCCGAGAAAAGTTTTATCCCACACTTTTTATTAATAGTAAGAAAAAAACTAAGTATAAAACTCTTGAAGGAGAATATGTCGAATCCGTTCAACCAGGAACTGTCCGTGATTGTAAAGAGTTTATTAAAACTTATGATGATGTAGATGGATTTAAGATTTCTGGTAATGAACGTTTTATCTACCAGTATATTTCTGAAAATTATTCAGAAGAAGAGATTAAGTTTGACATTAGTAAAGTCAAACTTGCAACTATTGATATTGAGGTAAAGACTGAGAATGGATTTCCTGATGTAGAGTCTGCTGCAGAAGAAGTTCTCCTTATTACTGTTCAAGATTATAATACTAAAGAAATTGTTACTTGGGGACAAGGACCATTTAAACTGAAGCAAGGTAATCACTACTATAAGCAGTTTAACAATGAGTATGATCTTCTCAATGATTTCATCAACTGGTGGATGATTGAAGAGAATACTCCTGAGGTTCTGACTGGTTGGAATAGTAAACTATATGATATTCCATATCTGGTTCGACGTATAGATCGAGTAATCGGTGAGAAATTAATGAAACGTCTTTCTCCTTGGGGTTTGGTGACAGAACGTGAGACTCTTATTATGGGTCGCAAACATATTTCTTATGATATTGGTGGTATTTCTCAACTAGATTATCTTGATCTTTATAAGAAGTTTACGTATAAGGCACAAGAGTCTTATCGTCTAGATTATATTGCTAGTGTAGAACTTGGGCAAAAAAAACTTGATCACTCTGAGTTTGATACCTTCAAAGATTTTTATACTAATGGATGGCAAAAGTTTGTAGAATATAACATCATTGACGTAGAACTTGTCGACCGATTGGAGGACAAGATGAAGTTGATTGAGTTAGCTTTGACTATGGCATATGATGCTAAAGTAAATTATGAAGATGTATTCTCACAGGTTCGTATGTGGGATACTATAATCTATAATTACTTGAAGAGAAGAAACATTGTAATTCCACCTAAAGAGAGATCGGACAAGGATGCAAAATATGCAGGAGCGTATGTTAAGGAACCGATTCCGGGAAAGTATGACTGGGTGGTTAGTTTTGACCTTAATTCTCTTTACCCTCATCTTATTATGCAGTACAATATCTCACCAGAAACACTCCTGGAGAAAAGACATCCATCAGCAACAGTTGATAAGATACTTTCTCAACAGATAAGTTTTGAATCGTATAAGGATAATGCAGTGTGTGCTAATGGTGCAATGTATCGTAAAGATGTTCGTGGATTTCTCCCTGAGTTGATGGAGAAGATCTATAAGGATCGCACCATCTATAAAAAGAAGATGCTTACTGCAAAACAGGATTATGAAAAAACTCCGACTAAGGCATTGGAAAAGGAGATTGCAAGATGCAACAATATTCAGATGGCTCGCAAGATTCAACTCAACTCTGCATATGGTGCTATCGGTAATCAGTATTTCCGTTACTACAAACTGGTCAATGCGGAAGCGATTACGCTTTCTGGTCAAGTCTCTATCCGTTGGATTGAGAATAAGATGAATGGATTTCTAAATAAGATTTTGCAAACAGAAGAAGTAGATTATGTTATCGCATCTGACACTGACTCAATCTATCTTAATATGGGACCTCTTGTTGATAAATTTCTTAGTCATAAGTCTGACGATAAAACAAAAGTTGTTCAGTTACTTGATAAGATCTGTGAAGACAAGTTGGAACCATTCATCGAACAATCTTATACGGAACTTGCGGATTACGTTTCGGCATATGAACAAAAGATGATTATGAAACGTGAGAATATATCAGAACGTGGTATTTGGACTGCGAAGAAGAGATATATTCTCAACGTATGGAACAGTGAAGGAGTTCAGTATTCTGAACCCAAACTGAAGATGATGGGTATTGAGGCAGTCAAATCATCTACACCGGCACCATGTCGTCAGATGATTAAGGACGGTCTCAAACTCATGATGAGTGGTACTGAAGAAGAAGTAATTGACTTTATTGATAAATGTCGTAAAGAGTTTAAGGCACTTCCTCCAGAACAAATTGCATTCCCACGTTCAGTATCGGATGTTGTGAAGTATAGATCTTATTCTGATATCTATAGTAAAGGAACTCCTATCCATTGTCGTGGAGCACTTTTGTTTAATCACTATATTAAGGAGAAGAAACTTGATAATAAATATTCACTTATTAATAATGGTGAGAAAATCAAGTTCATCTATCTGAAGAAACCAAATATTATTCAGGAGAATGTCATCTCATTTATTCAAGACTTTCCACATGAACTCGGTCTTGACAAATACATAGATTATGAATTACAATTTGAAAAGAGTTTTTTAGACCCACTCAAATCTATTCTTGATGCGATTGGGTGGAACGTGGAGAAAACAGTAAACCTTGATTTATTTTTTGTATAATGGATTTTTT